TTGTTTGGCGATTTGACCAAATCAGATTATAAGAAAACAATTAAGTACGATATTTATGCTTGAAGTATTATTTATAATAATATTATTTATAATAATTTTAGTGTTAATCGCTAACTAAAAAAAGGGAAGGTAAAATGGAAGAACATATAATAAAGTTTAAAGATAATACCCAAGAAGTTTTGCAGTTTGACCCAATTCCACATAAATATTATTGGGGTGGAACACAACTACCATCAGCAACCACAATAACAAAAATTCTTGTTAATGCTTCTGTGATAGGAAACTGGACAGCAAAGATGTGTGCTGATGAATTTAAGAAACTAATTAAAGCTGGAGTTAGTTATGATGAGATTGAACTAATTAAATATTACGATCAAATAAAAAAATCTGCTAATGCAACAATGTCTAATGCAGGTTTAGTTGGTGGTGAAGTTCATAATCTTATTGAAACATATATTCATACTGGTCAAGTTTCTGAAATCCATAACGAAGAAATGAAAAAGTCTTTTGATAAGTTTAAAGAATGGTGGGACAAACAAGATGGACTTGAATTAGTATTTACTGAACAAAAGGTTCTTAGTCGTGTTCACAAATTTACTGGTACATTAGATGCTCTTTTTAAAAAGGGAAATGATTATATTATCTATGATTGGAAAACTTCATCAAATATTAGGGACTCCTATTTTTGTCAATGTTACCTCTATGTAATTGCCTTAGAGGAAATGATGGATATAAAAATTAAAAAAGGTGTAATTGTTAATTGCACTAAAGATGGGAAACTTAGAATTGCTGAGTTTGATATAGACTCTGACAATCACGATACAGCTTTATCGTGTTTAAAACTATATCAATTTTTAAACAAAAAGGAGAAACAATGAACGTACAAGGAGAAGTAAAATATGTTTACGATAATAGACTGGGAAAAGATGGTAAGCCAAATCCTTACCCTAATTTTAAGTTTAAAGTAAACGATCAAGAAATAGTGCTTTGGAGTTCTATTTTGCACCCTGCGATAGCTAAAGGAAAAAAAGTTTCGGTAGCTGTTTCAGCAAGTAAAAAAACTGGAAGTTTATTTGTGCAAACAAAGCCAGATAAAACTCCAATGATTCAGGAGTTACCAAATGTAACTCAACCAGATACTAGCTTTGACCCAATAGAGTTGGAGTCTAAACTAAGAGAGTTTGACCCTATTGAATTAGAATCTAAGCTTAGAGAGTTTAATTCTGAATCACCTGAGATAAAAAAAGCACTAAACAAAGACGAATATATGTTTGTTATGGCTTTAGCTAAATCAGCTATTGAATCTGGTAAAATAAATGTTACAAAAGAAGAACTAGACATTTTGATTAAGGATTTAAAGTTCTTATTTAAAATGAATTTTCATAACTAGAAATTTTATGGCAGGTGGTTTATTAAACTCAGTTGGTTTAATTTCATTTTCCCCCTTTTCCACCTGCCATATCCTTGCAATTAATTATAAAATCTATATAAGTAATCAAATGAAGGTAGTTAGAGAAAAGTTGATTGAGTGTTCTATCTTAGTTAAAGAACTATTTGAAAGTACACAAGATGCTCTAACCGAAACAAAGGAAGGTAAGATTGTTTCTGTGAACATACTAAATACAAAGTTCATAAGAAATAATATTAAAATAGCTGATGCTACAACAACAAGTACAAAAGCTGAGAGATCGCCAACAAAAGTTGCTTGATCTTGAATTGGAATATAAAATGAAACTTGAAAAGACAAAAAGACTTAGAGAGTTTGTTAATTCCAAGATAGCTTTTAAATTTGAAAAGCTACTAGGATAAAAACCTAGTACAACTGTAAACTGTAAAGGAAGGTATGCACGATCTATCTCTAAAGAATCCTGATGACATAAAAGCAGAACTTGATTTAGTTTCAGAACAAATGTCAGAAGCATTATATACATTTAGAAGATGTGAAGAATTTAAGAAGATTACATTTAGTCAAATAACTCTCACAAAGAAAATAGAAAAGAATTGTAGTGTAGCTGAAGCTGAGAAGTGGGCTTATAGTGATGAGAACTATAAAACTATTATTGAAGGTTTATTAGTTGCTGAAAAAAATTATTCTATTCTAAAAGGTAAGTATGCTAACTTACAAAGCTGGGTTGATCTTTACAGATCATGGCTTGTAACTAATCGTGAACTGAGTAGATAAATGAATGATAAAAAATACATTGAAAACTTTAACCATGAGTCTTACGAAAATCGCACAAAGAATTATCTTAACATTAGTGAAGATCGTTTCGTTCAGTATTGCACTAGTCGTGGCTATTTGTATCGGAAGCTTGGTCTTAATGCTGTTAGCGATTCTCAATCTTTCGCTGAAAGTATTATTCCTTTGTTTGCCAAACTCCCAACACTTATCAAAAGCTTCCCAGATTACTTCGTTTACGCACCTAAAGAAGCACATAAGCAAGAGCAGTTCTTTGTTGAACTAAAAAATGCAACTTGGGAACAAGGAAAGACTTTAGCTAAGATTAAAGTTAGAGATATAAAAAGATATATTTATTTTGAGCAATCGTTCACAAACTATCATACAAGATTTACTATCTGCTTTCCTTTAGCTGATAAGATTATATTTAAAAGTGTAGATCAAATATTAAAGTTACTGCCAAAATCGCAATTAAAATGCTTTCCAAATGATAATATAGAATATTTTGAAGTGCAGTTAAATTAGTGAATAGTATTTGAGATATCATCATAGTAATCAAACCAGTTACAATCTTCTATCTCCCACTCAACTCCAGTTATTCTTAATTTCTTTACTTGCTTAAGTTGTGATAAAAAAGAACTAGAGTTTACAAAGTTGTCATTATCAAAAAATCTGCAACAAACAATATCTTCTTTTATATTATCTGAGTTTACCTTCACGTATGAAATAGAATACGTTACTAAATAGAAGTTCATTTAACACTCTTAATTTCTTTAATTCTTTTAACTCCATGCTTATCAGTTTCAATAATAGCTTCTACTTGTTTACAAGACCAATTAACATTACTTCCTTGATGTCGTTCTACTTTGCGTTTTTGTTCTAAGCAATCTGCAACAGAATCTTTTGGAGAATAACCTTCTAGTTTATCTCCCATATACATTAGCAAAGCAAATACTAACTCAACCATTACTTACCTCTTATTGAATCTAATTGCTTCTCTAGTTTTTCTACTTTTTTTTCTAATTGATTTATAAGAACTTTAGTATGCACATTTTCTTCTAACTGCTTTGAATGTTTGTCTATTGTCTTTGCTTGATACTCAATAAGCATAAATAGTTCTTGGTTCTTAGGAGTTTGTTCTGCTTTTTTTAATAAGTCTTGTGCCATTAGCTTTTCATTAGTTTCAAGTCTATTAAGTCTTTCAACGATTCCAAAATAAGTCCAAACTGCTACAACAATAGCAGTTACGATAGCTACAATGTTTTTAATTGGTAAAGATACTTGTGTTTGATCGTTTAACTTAAGACTATCCATTATGATCGTTTTTATTAATTGGTCTTGATGCTAGACTTCGTGCAATACTTTCACCACTTCGCCCTATTGTATATCCCCCCAAACCAACTGTAAGTAATGTCCAAACGTCAGAAGGTAGTTCCACCTGAGTTTTAATTTTCAATACAAGAAACAAAATTGGACTAAGAATATAATTCCAAGCAACAATTAAAATAAGTAAGTACATAAGCGTAGGACGCCAACCAGAAACGTACCAGTTGCTTTTTGCCTCTGCCTCTATAATTTTTGCAGATGCTTTCATTTCTTCTGTGCCTGATTGCATTAATTGCATATTCATTTCTGCTTTTAATTTCTCAGCTAAGTCTTTATCAGGAATAGCTTTATCAACTGTTTTAAATATTGTGTTAAGTAGTGGTGCAAAAGCACCTAAAGCTGGTAGCATATTAATCTAAAGCACAGATGTTGATTTCGCCAGTCCCAGTAGTTTTAAGATAAGCAACTTTATGCCCACTCACAAATGTAAAAATTTCTGATGATTCTGCATTAATTAAGAATGAATCTTCTGTGGCAGTAGGATTACTTCCAAAAGCTACGTGAGCATGAGTTCCTTTAACTGATATTCTAATCAATCCTGATTGAGTTGTAATAGCTGATGACTGTGCAGATGAAGCACCAAGTGTATGTGTTTCTGGTGCAAAATCTGGGTCTATTTTAATTATGTGCATATTCGTTCCTTAAATGTTATTTTTTTGCTTATTTAAACCCTTAAAATACCCCTAAATTTTAGTAAGTTAAGTGTTCTTGTTATGTTCCTTATTCTAAAGCCACTATGCTTTAAAATGCGTTTAAATCAGATTTATGCTATTTACTACTTTTAATTGAATCTTTAAGTAGTTCAATATAATGAATTGCTTTATCTAAATCAGCAATTAATCCCTTCTCTCTAAATCTTAAAATATACTTTATGACATTACCTTCACAAAATCCAATATTATTTTTTAATATAAATTCTATTGGTTGGATTTTGTATTTTTTGTAGTGGTTTCCACCAACTTGTTTTTTATAAGACTTCATAGACTGTTCTTCCATTAGCTTTGTATGCTCTTAAATACATTTTACGATTACCTGATTTGTTGTATGAGATATGAACCCACCCAGAATTTATTTCTTCAGGTTTCCAAAACTCTAAAATACATTGGTCAAATTCTAAATGATTAACTACCCAGTCAGCAAGTTCCTTGTTCGCCACACCTAAGACTTCGCAATCAACTGCCATTCCTGAAGTATGTTGGCTTCTCTCAGATGAACCTATTGCTTTGCATAAAGCAGGTGAACGATAACCAGAAGTTATTTTTATATCGCCAAAATGATTTACTATTGGAGTAATTACTTCGTAGATTAATGTTTGTAAGTTAATTAGGATTTGATCTGTTGGAGTATTATCTATTCCAAGTCTTGTAGCTGTTTCGCTAAACAGTAATTCTTTTAAACTAACTTCCCTACCCATTTTCCTTCTTTGTTTAAAACCATTGGCATTAGTCTTGGAGTAGAATCTACAATCATTCCACAACCCATTATAAATTTTGTTTTAAAGTTTTTAGAATAAGTAAAAGCCATATTAGTTTGTTGAATTAAGCAACCAACTTGCATAG